AGAACTTGTTTCTGTAACCGATGACACCATCACAGTTCAAAATGGTCTGGTGGTTCTTCCCAATGGACAGTCCTTTGGCTTTATGCCATGGGCAACTGTGATCGATAGGGACAAACCTGAGATCACTTTGGATCGAAAGCATGTCATTTACATTGATGAGGTAGATCCGACTGTTACCAAGAAGTATAATGAACTCTATGGTAGCAAAATCATCACCCCTGAAGATAAGAAACTAATTGTGTGATGGGACTATTCAAGATCGATAAGACCAAACTGGTTGAGGAGAGGGTCAAGACCACTCCTCAGAACGTTCAAGAGGCAAACGAGGCACTGTTTCGTGCTAAGATGACTCTACCTGCTGCTGCAAAGCATTGCGGCATGACCCACAAGGAAATGAAACTCACCTTTTGGGAATTTTTGAAGTATAACAAACCTGATTATGAAGTCCCTGAAAACACCGTTACGCTACCCAGGGGGTAAGTCCCGTGCCTGTGTCAAACTAGAAACCTTTCTCCCTGATCTCAGGGACTACAAAGAGTTTCGTGAACCTTTTCTTGGTGGTGGTAGCGTAGCAATCCACATTACCAAGAAGTATCCACACCTGGATATTTGGGTCAATGATCTATACGAACCTCTGACAAACTTCTGGAAGACTCTGCAGGACGATGGATACAAAATGTTCAAGCGTCTTCAGGAACTGAAGTCTCGCTATCCCGATCGTGGTTCTGCCAAAGGTCTTTTTCTAGAAGCAAAGGAGATTGTAAATGACTATACCCTATCCCCTCTATATCGCGCTTGTGCTTTCTACGTTATTAACAAGTGCTCTTTTTCTGGTCTCACTGAGTCCTCATCCTTTTCTGCCCAAGCATCTGACTCAAACTTCTCAATGCGAGGGATTGAGAAACTCCCAGGATATACTCAAATAATTCGCAATTGGAAGATTACCAATGGTCGCTATCAAGAACTTCTCACCGACGACAGAAAGGTATTTACATACCTCGACCCCCCCTACGATATTGGATCTAACCTATACGGAAGGAAAGGTAGTATGCACAAATCATTCGACCACGATAGTTTTGCTACCATTTGTGATCGGTTTGTTGGTCCTCAACTCATATCTTATAATTCGTCTCAACTGGTCAAAGACCGATTCAAAGACTACGAAGTAGGAGAGTTTGATCTCACTTACACCATGCGTTCGGTGGGTGAGTATATGCGAGAACAGAAAGAACGTAAGGAACTTGTGCTATTCAACTATGGAATTAAAGGACTGGCTGAACTCGATTAATCTTACCAAAGAGGACTTGAGTGAAGACATCAAGTCCTATCCTCCATACATCGTCAACCGCTGTCTGTCTGGACACCTGGATGCTGTGCTGTTCGCCAACCAAATGAACATGTATTCGCACCTTGCCAAGGACATGCAATATAAATTTTTGCTAAATAGTCTGAGGAAACGGAAGAGATACTCTCCGTGGCTCAAGAAAGAAAAAGTAAAGGACCTTGAGGCAGTCAAATCATACTATGGTTATAGTAATGAGAAAGCACTTCAATCTTTGAAAATTCTAAATAGAGAACAGATCGACTTTATTAAGCAGCGACTTGACGTTGGAGGCACACGATGACAACTAATAGCATTCAGGAACCCGAAGTTACTTGGTCTCAGGATAAGATGATCGAAGTAGCACTGAATGAACCAGATGATTTTTTGAAAGTGAGAGAAACTCTGACAAGAATTGGAGTCGCTTCAAGGAAGGAAAAGAAACTGTATCAATCCTGCCACATTCTGCACAAGCAGGGTAGATACTACATTGTTCACTTCAAGGAACTGTTTGCCCTTGACGGTAAACATGCCAACCTGACACTGAATGATGTTCAGCGCCGCAACAGAATCACCCAACTCCTCTGTGACTGGGGTCTGATTAGTGTTGTGAATCCTGAAGCAGTTGAGAGCATTGCTCCACTGAATCAGATTAAAGTGTTAGCATATAAAGAAAAAACCGAGTGGACTTTGGAAACAAAGTACAACATCGGCAAGAAAAAGAAAACCGAAACTGCATAAATAAACACGTCGCTCTTTCGTGCGCGACACGCTACATCGGAATATACGCTACCAAAAGGGGGGTTAACCACACCCCTCTTTTTATATGCTATGCTATAAATATGGATGGACGCCGCAAGGGTCCACACAACGCAATCTCGCTTTTTAGGAGAGCTACAAATGCAAAGTCTCGTCAAGTACAATGCTGCGAACTTGGATCAACTGTTTGACAGGATCAATCGCAACACAATTGGTATGGAAGATTACTTTGATCGTATCTTCAGTCTGCACGAAACAACGTCTAAGTATCCACCTTATAACATCGTAGAAGTAAACAATGTTGAATCGCGCCTGGAACTGGCTCTGGCAGGGTTTAAGAAGTCCGAAGTCTTTGTCTACACCGAATCTGGCAAACTCTTTGTTGAGGGTCAGAAGGAAGATCAAGAAACGGAGACTAACTACCTGCACAAGGGTGTGGCTCAACGGTCGTTTACACGAGCGTGGACACTCAGCGAAGACACGGAAGTTAGATCAGTTTCTTTTGAAGATGGGCTTCTGAGCATTACCCTAGGAAAGATTGTGCCAGACGCACACAAGCGGAAAGATTATCTCTAAATACTTCCGCCTGCGTGCCATGCAAACAGATCCTCTTGACAAGTTCGGGAGGATCTTTTATACTTTAAAGGATCAAGAGAAAGGTTATGACTATTAAGATGGTTCTTCTCAAGTCAGGAGAAGACGTTATTGCTGACGTAAAAGAACTTAAGCATGGAGAGACGCTTCTCGGTTATCGACTTGATAGACCTGTAACCGTTGATCTGTCATCTCCAGACGAACTCTACACTGAGGTGACGGAGACTCAAGTTCACTTCGCCCCTTGGTGTCCACTCTCTGCTGACAGGGAGATCATGATTCCTAGGGACTGGGTGATCAGTATCGTCAACCCTATCGAACAGATTGTTCAGCAGTATCAGGATGGTCTGTCTGGTGTCGGTAAAGCACCTGAAGGATATCTCAGTGATGAAGATTCCTTGGATGATGACACTGATAACGAACTGGAGGAGCAACCTGACTCTGAAGAGGGTGTGGATCTGGATGACGCATATGAGGATGAGTCCACTGGATACTATGATCCTAACGAGATCATTCAGGGTTATACTGATGAACAGGGCAATCCAGTTGACTTGGTTCCTGAGACCGTAGAGTTTGATCCTACTGTTGGTCCTACTGATGGTGAGTGGGATGAACCTGAGGTGGAGCAATGATTCAACTGTTAATCCTTAATGGTATGATGATTATCGCCACCCTTCAAGAGACTGGTGGCGACATTGGTGAACCTGACTGTCTACTCAAGGAACCGTATGAAGTTCATCTCGGACCTGAGAATGAGATTGTAGTCAGACCCTGGTTGTGTGAATATACGACACAGAATGAGATGAAGATCCATTCTGATAAGATTACTACTATTGTTGAACCCAACAGCAAAGTCCTTCGCGCCTATCTCTCCTGCCTTAAATGAAGTTTTATACTAATGTTCAACTTGTCGGCAACCAGTTTCTCGTTCGTGGGTACGACAATGGAGAACATTTTATGCATCGTGAAGAGTATCGCCCTACTCTCTATGTGAATACCAAGAAGAAGACCGATTACAAGACTCTCGATGGTGAATTTGTTGAACCTATCCAACCAGGATATGTTCGCGATTGTCGGGAGTTTTTTAAGAAGTATGAGGATGTGAATGGATTCACTATCCATGGCAATGAGAGATACATCTATCAGTACATCTCCGACAAGTATCCTCAGAACGAGATCAAGTTTGACATCTCCAAGATCAAACTGTATACGATTGACATCGAGACCACGGCTGAGTATGGTTTCCCCGATGTGAATGATCCCCAAGAGGAACTGCTGGCTATCACAGTTCAAGAGGCATCGACCAAGAAGATCATCACCTGGGGCGTCAAACCATATCACTCTACCCGTAAGAATTTTGAGTATCGGTATTGCTCTTCGGAGTATGAACTCTGCCTCAGTTTCATTCAGTGGTGGATGGATGACACTCCTGAAGTCATCACTGGATGGAACCTGCAACTGTTCGATATCCCATACATCGCTGGTCGTCTGAACCGTGTCTTGGGTGAGAAGATGATGAAGCGTCTGTCGCCCTGGGGTCTGGTGACACAGAATGAAACCTATATCAAGGGCAGAAAGTTCACAACCTATGACATTGGTGGTGTAACACAACTAGACTATCTTGACCTGTACAAGAAGTTTACCTATACTAATCAAGAGTCCTATAGGTTGGATCACATTGCCTTGGTCGAACTTGGTCAGCAGAAACTCGACCACTCTGAGTTCGACACATTCAAAGACTTCTATAGTGGCAATTGGAAGAAGTTCATCGATTACAACATCGTTGACGTGGAACTGGTTGACCGCCTAGAAGACAAGATGAAGTTGATTGAGCTTGCCATCACCATGGCATATGACGCGAAAGTCAACTACGTTGATGTGTTCTATCAAGTTCGTATGTGGGATACGATCATCTACAACTATCTGAAGAAGAGGAACATCGTCATTCCACAGAAAGAGGATTCGCAAAAAGACGCAAAGTATGCAGGTGCTTATGTCAAAGAACCGATTCCAGGAAAGTATGATTGGGTTGTTAGTTTTGACCTCAACAGCCTTTATCCTCATCTTATCATGCAGTATAATATCTCGCCAGAAACCCTCTTGGAAGAGCGGCACCCAACAGTTAACGTTGACAAAATACTTAATGAGCAAATAACGTTTGAGATGTACAAAAGCAATGCGGTATGTGCCAATGGTGCCATGTATCGCAAGGACGTGCGTGGGTTCCTACCTGAGTTGATGGACAAGATCTACAAAGATCGCACTGTCTATAAGAAGAAGATGCTTGCTGCCAAACAAGAGTATGAGAAAACTCCGACTGAGAAACTTAAGAAGGAGATTGCCAGATGCAACAACATCCAAATGGCGCGTAAGATCCAACTTAACTCTGCTTATGGTGCTATTG